AAGCCCGAATCTTGGGCCTGGGCTATGGCGCGGCGGCGGCAACATTTCAGAACGTCGCTCGCACTTACGGCGTGGAGCTTGATCTGGATGCCGCCAAGCGAACGGTTGCCGATTTCCGCCGCTCCAACCCGCTGATCACCGGCCTGTGGTCGAAATTAGAGCGCGAGTTCGCCAGCAAAGACGGCGGCACTTATTTTCTGAGACTGCCCTCTGGCCGGTATCTGCGGTACTTCGCTGTCGATTCCACCAGCATGACCGCCGGGAACGAGCGGGGCGGCTCGCGGTACAGTTTCTACGGCGGAAAACTCGTCGAGAATTACACCCAGGCCACCGCGCGCGACGTCTTCGCCGAAGGTCTCCTCCGGGTCGAGCACGCGGGCTTCAGGATTCTTTTTCATGTCCACGACGAGCTGATCGTCGAGGTGCCGATCGCCGATGCGCAGGGAGCGCGCATTGAAATCGAGCGGCTGATGAGCGTCTGCCCCGACTGGCTCGATGGCTGTCCACTCGGTGCCGAGGCCGTCATCGCGGAGCACTACCTCAAATGACGAGCATCGATCACACGCGCGTCCGCAAGCTCCTATCGCTCGCGCTCGATAGCGCCGCCGCGCCTGGCGAAATCGACAACGCCGCCCGCATGCTCGTAAGCCACCTTCGCAAGGCCGGGGCCAAAGCCGACGACCTGCTCAAGGGCGGCGCTGGCCGGATCGTGGTCCAGGAGCGGATTGTCTATCGGGATCGCCCGGTGGTGAAGGTGGTCGAGAAGGTCGTTTACAAGGAAGGTGGCGGCACAGCAGCGCCACCGCCCATCATCCGGATGCCTTTCGGCAAGCATAAAGGCGTCCCGGTGGCCTATGTCGATCCCGGGTATCTCCAGTGGGTCCTGGATAATTGCACACGCATCGACACTTACCTGTCAGCCGAGATCCGGCGCGTGCTCAAACTCGACGAGGAGTAACCGTGGCCGTTCTTGAGAAGCTCTCACCCACCTTGCGTGCGCTGCTCGACCGTCATCCCGCGCCGGGAGAGCGGAACGTGTGGCTGTATCGTGTTGCGTCTTGTTGTCGCGGGCACTGTTCCGAGGAGGCTCTGCGCCGATTCTTTTTCGAGTTGCGCCGCCGGTGGGATGTCGGGCGCGATCTGACCGAATCGGAAATCGACCGCGCAATCGCGCGGGCCTTCCTGGGCGAAAAGCATCCACCGTCTACCGCGCAGCGGGCTCATCAAATTTTCACTCCGAAATGGCCGGAACCGAATCTCGCGAAGCGCCAATTCTACGCGGATATCACCGAGCCGGTCTTCGATGTATCCGCACCTATTGCCATTGGCGCTGGCACGGTGCTCGACGCACTGTTCCCCGGCGGCGGTTATCTGTGCATGGGCCGGGACAAGAATGCTGGTGCAACCTGGCATCGCGAGCATTGGCGCGGCCATGAGGACGACTGCCAATTCATCGTGCCGAACCGGATGACAGCGTCCGTCGGGCGCAACGGCGACGGTGAAGAGAGCTATCGGTGCATCGAGAACACCGGACCCCGTGAGTACCTGGTGATCGAGAGCGATATCGGCACCGATAAGCCTGAACAAGCGCGGCTCCTATCCCATCTGGCCAGCAAGGCGCCGCTGGTCATGGTGGTCGATTCTGGCGGAAAATCACTTCACGGCTGGTTCGATTGCCGGCACGCGCCCGCGCATCGCATTTCGCGCTTCATGCAATATGCCGTCTGGCTCGGCGCTGACCGCCATCTATGGGTGCCGTGCCAATGGGTCCGCATGCCGGGCGGCACCCGGCGCGACGGCGTGCGCCAGCAGGTCCTCCATTTCAATCCGCTTACCGCCGGAGGGAGCCGATGAAAAGCGAGGCACGGGCTACGTTTGAGGAATTCGTTGATCCCGAATTCAACGCCGCAGCACCACCGGAGGCGAAGCCGTTCACGGTCTGGAAGATCAGCCAATTCCTCGCATGGGAGGAGCCGCCGGACCTCAATATCCTCGGCGATGGACTGCTTCAGAAGGCCGGCCTGCTTGTAACTGGGGGCCAGGGCGGCGTCGGAAAGTCGCGGTACGCCTTGCAGATGGCAATCTGCCAGGTGCTGGCACTGCCGTTCCTCGGCATCGAGACCCACGGCGAACCACAGCGGTGGCTTTTCATCGGCAACGAAAACTCGGTCGCTCGGATGAAGTCCGATCTCACGGCCATGATGTCGCAGTTCACCCCAGAGCAGTTTGCCGTCCTCGAGAACCACGTCTTCATCCAGGCGCTGATCGAGATGGACGATTACTTCATCGGTCTCGGCGACAACGAGGTTCAGCAGCGCTGGCTCCAGACCCTCGCCGAAATCAAACCGACGGCTCTTGTGGCCGATCCCTTCGGAAACATCCTCGTCGGCGACCTGCTCAAGGACGTGGACGTGCGCCGCACGATTGCCGAGTTGATGCGGATCGCGCGGCAGGTCAATCCAGACATCGCCATCCACATTCTGCACCACGCGCGCACGGGCCGGCAGAACATTGTCCAGGCCGTCGGATGGGATCGGGGAAATTTTCTTATCGGCTCGAAGGCGCTCTATTCAGCCGCGCGCACGGTCATCAATCTCGCGCCGGGCGACCGCGAGGATGCGGGGCGCATCGTGATGTCGTGTGGTAAGAGCAACAACACCAAGCCATTTGCCACGCAGGGCCTGCGGCTTAATGAAACGACGCATTTTTACGAGATCGACCCCGATTTCGATGTCGAGGCGTGGGAGGCGGACGTGTCGGGCGAACGCTCGGGCAAAGAAAAGAATCTCACAATCCAGGACATCATCGACCACATCGCTGCAGCCGGAGGCAAGTGCGGCAAGCGCGAAATCGTCGCGGCGATGAAGGAAGAATTCGAATGCAGCGCCAAGACCGTCCAGCGCCGCATTGCTGAGGGCTTCAAGCACCAGTATTTCCGCGCAGATAAGTCCGGCCAGATCAGCCTCACTGGGAAGGCAAAACCTCGGAAATCAACCCAGCCAGATCACGATGAAGAGGCGTTTTGATCAGCACTTTTGCGCCCAAACTGCCCTGGAAGCGAACTGCCTGGCAGTTCCGACGGTAAAAACTGGGGGGCAGTTCTCGGGGGGCAGTTCCCCACATCAACAGCTTCGCTTGCAATCACTTACGCCTAAGCTTGGACATGTCCAAAAGACTGTCCAACCGCCGTGTCTCTTGGACACGGACACCACCACTATAAGTGGTGTCCAGTGTCCAGCACTGGTCACCAAGGGGGTGCGGCATGGGTGACGAATACGCCAACCGTCAGGCCGACCGCAACCAGCGTTACCGGCAGGATTGGGAAACGCCAGAGGTTCGAGCATGGATTGCATCTCTGCCGCCGCATGAGCGCGTACGGCTTGAGCGCGAAGGATTACTGCAGCCGTACATCGACGGCCACCCCAGCAACGGCATGGCCGATGAAGACCTGGCCGATACGCCGATCGCTTCCGAGAACCCGGACATCATCGCCAAGGTCGAGGGTTTTACAGCGCCAGTCCCAGCCGATCCCCTCGATGACGAGCGGCTGTGGGATGTCCTGCGGCGGCTCTTGGGCGAACTGTTGAATCAGACCAACGCGAAGCTCACCATCGAATGTCTCGCGGTGGTCAGTGGCATTGGATTCCTGGGAGATTCGATGACGGAGATCGCCAAGCGCCACGGTGTAACGCGCGCCGCGGTCAGCAAACGCTGTGTCGAATTGACCGAAAAACTGGGCCTAAACCCGTCGCGTGCGATGCGGGCTTTGACAGCGCGCGCTTCGTATGCACGCGCCCAGCAGAAAATCCGTAACCATCATGAGCAACGAAATTGTAACCGCCGGTGATGGGAAGATTCACATCACGCGATTGGGCGCACAGTTCGACGGCGAAGTTCCCGAAGAAGCCGTGGACGATTTGATGCGCGAAGCGGGTTCGTTCACGCGCGGCTGCCTTTTCATTATCGGTGATGCGATCAATTATGCTCAGGGCAAATGGGGTGAGAAGTACGATCACTGGATTGCGGTGACGGGCCTCGAGTATCAGACGCTGGCTCATGCGTCGTCCATCGCCCGGAAGATTGATTTTTGCCGTCGACGGCAAAATTTGACCTTCGAGCACCACAAGCTCGTCGCACCGCTGGAGCCGCACGAGCAGGAGCGGTGGCTCGAACTGGCGGAGGGGATGAGCGTGCGCCGGCTGCGGAAATCCCTGTTGCTCGGTCGCCCGGCGACTGACGCGGACATGCAAGGCGAGCCAAACGACGGAGGCATCGAGAATGTTCACCCCCACGTAAACCGCATCTGCGGGTTCTGGCGGAAGCTGACCGATTCCGGGTGGGTGAAGAACGCTGGCGAGGAAAAGCTGCGGGCGTTCAAGCGCGACCTGCAGCCGGTGGTCAATATTTACAACGAGTTGCCGGATTGACCGATAGCGCCGCACCTTTGACAACTAATCCCAGCCATGAACATTCTCGAATTCATCCTCACCTACATTGGGATCATGGCCGTAATCTTCGGTTCGGCATATCTGCTGACCAACGTGATCGAATTTTTCTACGATCTGCGCCGGAACATTCGCGAATGCCGCGATGCGCTTCGCCGGCTTGAGCAGAAACGTTGAATCCGCGCCGCCGGGGCACATAGGACCCCCCGGGAAAATTCGAATAAGGAATCTTTTAATCGGGAAAAATTTGCCTGGGTTCGCCAGACGCCCATGCAGTTTGAGAGAGAAATCTTTTTTCCAACTTTACACTTTGCGCGCCTGGCCACGACAGCGGCGCTGCTTTTGCCCGTGTAAAGTTTGACACTTACTTTACATCGTGGGCGAAAATTCAGCCATCACGCCGGATATGGCGGCGCGCGTCCTGGACGCGAACTGGAAAAACGTCGTCAAGAAGGTGGCTGCCGGGCGCACCTTGAACGCAACCGAGCTTGCGCTCATCCGCGTCAAGGCGGCGGGAAGCGATGAAACCGTCACTCACGCCCGGGATGTGGCCGACCTCGCCCGAATCCTCGGTGTCACGCGGCAGACCCTGTATGCGTGGCGGAAAAAGGCCGACGCGCCGCAGCCAGCCGCCAACGGGAGCCACGATGTGGTTGCCTGGCGCGAATTCATCAACAAACACGACCTCAAGGCCGGGCTATCACCGGACGCCGAGGTGCTCAAGGCTCGGAAGCTCCTCGCGGAAATCGAGGACCGGGAACTCAAGGTTGCCATCAAGAAGGGCGAATACGTCCGGGTCGAACAGGTGAAGGAGGAGTGGACCTCGCGGATTGGGAAAGCCATCGCGCTGCTGCGCGCCCGGTTCGAAAACGAGCTGCCGCCGCTGCTGGTTGGCATGAACGCGCCGGAGATTCAGGCGAAGTGCGCGGCGGCAATCGACGATGTCTGCGCCGCGCTGCACTTTGGAGGTTAATCTCGCTGCTTTTCCGCACTTTGACGGACCTCTGAAGACGATTTAGCATTCCCGAATGGGAACTATCATCGGCATCGTGCTGCTCCTGGGTTTCCTCGGCAGTCTCTCTGAGCCGGACGTCACAATCCGGTATCGCAGGGACATGTGGGGGAATCGAGTGAAGGAAGTGCGATATAAAAGAAAATAAGTGCTCGATACTGAAAGCTGAAATCGATTGATACTGAGATAGTTAGGTAAAGGGGGTGAGCGGGTCAACCGCTCACCCCCAAGTTTTTTTGGGGCGAAGCTCGGCGTTGACTGAAACGCCTATGAGTGACCGCACTCGACACCATCTGGCGCGACGCATGGCGTCCACCCGACCGCCGCCCGATTTGGGAATGGGCGGAGGAACACATCGCCGCCATCCCGTATTCGCCCAACCCTGGCGCGTTCCGTGTCGGGAACTCGCCCCAGATCCGGGAAGTGTTCGACGCGATCATCAACCCGCGTGTTCGGCTGATCTCGATCATCGCCGCGGTCCAGGCCAGCAAGACGACCATCTCGGAAATCGCGCTGGCGTACATCGTCTCCAATCTGCCTGGCCCGACCCTCTGGCTCAACGAAACCGATGAGGATGCCAAGGACCAGAGTGAGGCACGGCTCCAGAAGCTTTTCGATTCGTGCGAGCCGGTGCGGATGCTTTACCCGGCCAATCGCCACAAGCGACGGAATACGACAATCCATTTCGCCAACGGCATGACGCTGTGGATTGCCGGTGCCCACAACCGCACCAACCTTCAGCGCCGCTCGATCCGCTGGTTGATTGGCGATGAAACATGGCAGTGGCCGACCGGCCACATGGCCGAAGCCGAGGCGCGAGTAACGGCGTTTGGCTGGTTGGGCAAATGCATCTTCCTCTCGCAAGGCGGCGTCGAGGACGACGATACGCACCGGAAGTTCGAGACCACCGATCAGCGCGAGTGGACGTTCGCCTGTCCGGGATGCGGTCGCCGCCAACCATTCAAGTGGGAGAACATCGAGTGGTCGAAGGACTGCAAGGACGACCATGATCAATACGACTTCCGGCGAATCCATGAATCGACAGCCCTCCGGTGCGAGGCGTGCAACACCTACCTGCCCGACACCGACGAAATGCGGCGCCGGCTGAATGCCTCAGGGGAGTTCGCGGCTCAGAATTCCCGTGCAGCGCGGGAGAACGTCGGGTTTCACTGGAACGCTATCGCTACGATGTCGTGGGGCAAGCTGGCCGAGCTTTATCTTCGCGCGAAGATGGCGGCGCGCCGGGGCGACAATTCCCTTCTGCAGCAGTTCTACCAGAAGCGGTTGGCACTGGCCTGGCGTGAAGACGTTGATGATTTCAAAATTGAGATCACCCGAAGTGGATACTCGATTGGCGAGCCGTGGTCGGAGGAAGGCGGCATCGACCATCGCGGAAACATCCTCTCGCCGCCGTTTCCGGAAGGGGCGGAGATTATCCCACTGCGGTTCCTCACGGTCGATGTGCAGATGGGGCACTTCTTTCTGGTGGTCCGCGGCTGGCGCGCGGATGGTTCATCCCGGCTCCTATGGTGCCAGCAGGCCGGCACATGGGAGGACATCGAGACGATCCAGAAGCGGTTCGCGGTCCACTGCGGCCTGGTCTTTGTGGACGCGAACTACGCCAGCTATGAGGTCTATACCCGGTGCGCCCAGCACGGTTGGACAGCCCTGATAGGCGACCAGCGTGCCACGTTCGGCCACAAAGGCCCGAACGGGAAGCCGGTGCAACGGTTCTACAGCCCGCGCCAGAAAATCGTGATTGGGCGCGGCCGATTCTGCTTCCTGCACCGGTTCTCAAACCTGAACGTCAAGGACTGCCTGGCGCGGCTCCGCCGAAACCGGGAAGCGCCGCTGTGGGAGGTGGCAAACGACGTGCCAGAGGAATACCTGGCGCAAATGGAGTCCGAACACCGGGTCCAGCAGAACGGGAAATGGCTATGGGTACAGATTGGAAAACGACCCAATCACTACTTCGACAACGAAGTGGCCCAGGTCTGCGCGGCACTGATGCTCAAGATTGTGGGGGCGGAGACGACGCAGCCGCAGGATGATCAAACCGTCCGTTCCTGACGGCAGGATCGGACTGTATTTGTCCGACATGCCGTGCAGAATAGTCTTCATTATGGCCGAAGAACGAGTGTTCGAAATAAACGTGGGGGCAGAAATCGACCGGTATTTTGACGACTCATCGTTATCGAACGGATCGACGCCCAACTTGGTTCTGATCATGGGTGGCCCCGCTGGAGGAAAAACAACGATGCGCAAGGATCGCTTCTCAAGCGGTTTTGTATTGGTGGACGCCGCCGAGATTTTCCTTAGCCTCAGTCGCGGCGAGTGGTTTCCTTTCCCGGGGCCATTTGAAGAGATCATGCAGATCATCGGACCGCTGATTGCGAAGCGAGCAATCTCGGAGCGGCGGCATATCGTTACAGAGCTTATTGGGGCTGATTTTGAACCGACGAAAGCTCTCATCGATGCGATGCTTGCCATAGGATATCACCTAAATTTGCAAGCGATTACCTGCGACATAGAAGAGGCTCAACGCCGGAACTTGAATCGTGGGGACGATTGTATTTCAGCGTTCTACGCAGAACATTTTCAGCGTGCATGGCTGCACGATGCAGCGGTTGATTTTCTCGCGAAAGGGTCGAAGTCCGACAGCCGGCCGCTGTTGTGATGAGGCACCCGATTTGCCCCGTTTAGAATAGCTCGCCCGCGCGACCGATACCGAGTGCCTCACGGGTTGCCGCCAGTAATTCCCGGCCCTCCAGTTCCAAGTCAGACTCGTTCGCGACTTCAATCTTCACCCGTGGATTCGCACCGCCGTGGTAATCCACCCACACGCCTTCACCGCAGTATCCGCCCATGGTCCCAAACTCATACGCGATGCGCGCGATGAGGGAGGCGTCGTCGAGCTTTGGGTTCTCGGCCCACCGTGCCGCCGCGCCCTCCATCGAGTGAAGGGCGCGGACAAGCGCTTCTGATTGTTTGGCCGAGAGACTCATGCCGCCGCCTTGCGCAGCTCGGCAATCTGGTCCTCGTTGAGCGGTGCAGGTTCGCCACGCTTTTCCCAGGTCGCCTTATTGCGACCGAACCCCAGTTGCACCGACAGGCTCGCCTTTGGCATCTCGACGCCGTGGGCCCGCATGATCTTGTCGGCCTCCTCGTATTTGATTCCGGCCTTGCCTAGCGCTTTGGCGACCGCGCAGGCGGAATGGCCGAGGATGGTCGGCTTCCGGCCCTTGCTGCCGGGCGTAGCCGTCGCTGGCTTCTCCTTCTTTGGCTGCGACTTCGGCTTCGCTACAGCCGGCTTGGTCGTTTCGATCGGCGTGAACCCTTTGATCTTGGCGTGCTTGCCGCGGCCTTCAAACACCGCCTTGCCGAATTCGATGTTGCCCTCGCATCCGGCGAGCGTGTCCAGGTTCTTGATGGAATCGATGATCGGCTTGCGGCCTTTCACTGTAAAGCGGAAGTGCGTCGCGCCTCTCGGCGGCTGGCATTTTTCGCGGATGAATTTTGGTTTTGCGTTATCAGGTATGTCTATGCTCATGGTGTTTTCTATGGTTTGTGGGTTGTTGTTGGTGTGGCTCGGGCGACCGGCCTCTTGGCCGATCCACTCGAGAAGGTGGGATGGATGCCGGCGCACGAGATTGGCGTAAACCAGCACGGAAATGATTTGTTCAAACTGCTCGACGCTCAGGTGTCCCATGAGCCGGGCATATAGGTGGCCGGCTGGAACCTGGCGCAGTTCCCGAATGCAGTCGGCCACGGCGCGGGTGACTTCGATGGCGGCGCGGACTTGTTCGCGCGTGGTCATTCGTGGTTCTCCTTCTCGGTCATGGCCAGGTACTGACGCGCGTCCTCAGGCCCGCAGTTGCCAACAAGGCAGTTGTAGATGCGCTGCTGCAGTTCGCGATACGCCGCCGCGTCCTGTTCATCCTTCCCTGCGTATTCCTCATTGCACCGCAGCGCGTGGATAATGCGGGCCATCTGCGTCGGGTTCAGGTGATGGCAGAGGTATTCGATGGTGTTGTCGCCGGGAGGCGTCGGGAACGCTGAATCGAGGAGTTCTTCAATATCCATGTTCACCGCTCCAGCATGTCGGCGATGAACTGGATCGCCTCGGCATTGCCCTTGTTCTCGCGTAGCAACGCGACCAGTCCATTGATGTCGTAACTGCCGGGCCTGATATCACCGGGGTAAGTCTCGCCCTCTGATTCGTACTCCGGTATGTCGAGGCAGATCGTCATCGCTATTTCTCCTCTGGGCTGATGCGATCAATGCCGGTCGAATCGATGCGGGCCCCATCGCAGATTTGCTCGAGGAGCATCTGGATGCGTGCGGCGTCACCAACGTGCGCCCAATTGACCTTCTCGGGCTCTACGCCCAGGTGGTCTTCCAGATGCTGCGAGATGCGCGCGAGCAATTGGCGGCTGGCCTGAACGCGATTGGTAAAGGCGGCAATTGCCCTTTCTTGGTTGGTGGTTTTCGTGGTTTTCATCGTGGTCATGTGATTGCTCTGGGGGCCGAAAACCGGAAGGGAATTGAGCTATTTCTGATCGACTTTATTTGCCTGAAAAGGAGGCGCTTATGACGCATCAGGCACACGACCTGCACGGGCGGTTTCCGTGCCTGCTGTGAAGTATTTCCACCGCAGAATCCAAAGCGCGTCGGCCTCGTTGTCATCGCGCACCCGGCGCGACCACGGCGGTGGCAACGCGGCGAGCGCCGCACCCATTGCCGCCTTGTCGGCGTTCCCGCAGCCGGTGGCGAATTTCTTCAGGACTCCGGTATGGACGCAATCGATGGTGACCCTGTCCGCATGACACCACACCGCTGCACGCAGCGACGCCCATAGCTGGCTCTGCGCCTGGCTGGAAAGGAAGAGGACGTCTTCGAAAAAGATCTGCTCGATCTGGTATGCGGCAACGGCGTCCTCGATACGCTGACGCAGGCGGCGAAACCTGATGTCGCTACGCCGCTCGCCGCCGACTTTTCGCTGCTGCCGCAGTTCCTTCGGTGTTGCCAGGAGCCACGCGCCGGAAGTGAGCGCGCTGTCTGCGAACCACACGGCCCATCCAGTGGTGGTGCCGAGGTCGAGTGCCAACGTGGGGCGCATGGCCCCGGTGGGGTGTCAATGGCCGACGTTGACACTCCGGCAGCCGGCATGAGCGAGATTCGAATCGACTGCGCGCACGACGAGATGGTGGAGACCGAGAAGCTCGTGCCCAA